ACAGGCATTAAAGTTTCCAAGAAATAATTATCAGGTTGATGGTGTTGAATTGGCTTGTTCTAAGATCCCTAATGGTATTAAATATGCACAATATGAATTAGCTAGAGCTTTGGCAAATGATACTGATGCTATTACTGGTACTACTGGTAAAGATGGTAATTTTGAAGAAGTAAAGCTAGGAGACATTCAAGTTAAATACAATACAGCAAGTCAGGGTACTGGATCTGTAAATAATATTTTAGATGTTTACCCGTGGTTACAAAGTTATCTTGGAGCATATATGCTTGGTGGAGCAGGTAGTTTTCAGATGAGGGTAGTTAGAGGATAATGGCAGGTCAACTCGATACATTATTAAAGAATGTTGCTAAACAAGTAGTTGCTGACTTGGGATCTTCTTTTGATTCTTCTATTGTTTATACAAAAAAAGCATCGGGAAGTTATAACACGGCTACAGGTGCATATACTACAAGCGATACAACTTACAGCATCAAAGCTCCTGTTGAATTTGTTCAATCTACTGAAGATGATGGTAGAGAAAGAAGAGAAGCAAAAGTTTATATCACACCTGATTTGATTGGAGATAATCAACCTGATTTTCAAGATGAAGTTACATTAACTTATGCTGGATCTACAAGAGTAGGACAGATAGTTAATATAGATACAAGGCAAGGTAGACAGACTTATCTGTTTACTTTATTAGTGAGGTTCTAATGGTTAAATCAAATAATGTAGATAATATTGTTCCTGATTTAGAGGATCAATTAACAAAAGACTTAAATGCTTTTGTTAGAACTACTCTTGTTGGTTTATCAAGAGAAGAAGATCCTATTAGTCCTATTGATACTGGATTTTTTGCGTCAAGTTGGACAGTTGGTAGAACAAGACCTAGACCAAAAGATAAACGAGAAGATTTTAACCCGTGGAAAAATATAAAAGCCACAAGAAAAGGAGATAAATCCCCACAAGCAAAAGTTGAACCTAGATTTGTAGATAAAATAAAATATAATTTTAAAATTTATGAAAAAATATATATTGGTAATACAGCTAAGTATGCTGCTTACGCTTTAGCTTCTCCTCGTCAAAAAATTAATTTATTTATTCAAAGTGATCTTAAAAACACAATAAATCAAATATTTAAAGATAAAAAGTCAAAAGTTCTTCTTGGTTCAGAGTCAGTTCAAGGAGGCAGAGGTATTGGACAATTTGCTGATCCAAATAGAAGTTTTGTTGGTTATGAAAATGTTTCTGATATAGCTAATCAATGACTTTAGTAAACACCAGAGCAGCTTTTGAAAAAGCAGTAACAGATGCAGTTGCAGGAGTAGATGCTACTGTTGAAATGGTTTATGACAACATGGTTTATAAAACACCAGGTAAAACTAAAAAATACATTATTATATCTGTTGATTTTGGACAAGCAACACAACAAACTCAAGGTGCTGCACAAGATTTTTATTCTGGTGTAATTAGGTGTAATATTTATGTTCCGAGAGGAAAAGGTACTTCTGTTTTATCTTCATTAGGAGAAGCTGTTATTGATGGGCTTACTTCTGTAAATGCTTCAAATTATACTGATACATTTAATTGTTCTCCTAGAGTTGCTGATATATCAGGCATTGTTCCTATTGATATAGATGACTCTTCACATTTCTTAGGCTTAATATCTTGTCAATTTACTGCCAATGCCTAGTATAGTGTTAATAGCTATACATTAACATGACTAGAGCAGTTGATCTTTTAAAAAACAAGTTTGGAGTTTCTCAACTTTATAAACATGATGTAATCAAAGATAATGAGGTAATTCTTTCTGTCTATTGGCACCCATTAACTATTGCAGAAAGAGAATCAATAACAAAAAAATCAGATAGCAATGATCCAAATGATTTTGCATTAGCTCTTATGATTGAAAAATCATTAGATGAAAATGGTAAAAGAATTTTTCAAGATGGAGATAAGGCTTCATTAAGAAGAGAAGTTGAAGCAAATATATTACAAGAAATACAATTAGCCATGATTGAAGCTGGACAAACCAGAGGAGTTCAAGAGGCTAAAGCCGAATTGAAAAGCTAATAATGATTGGCAATTTATATTTTCATTAGCAAAAGAATTAGGGAAAACTGTTGCTGAACTTTCAGAAACTTTAACTGTAGAAGAAATGATAGGTTGGGCTGCTTATGCAGAAATAGAACATGAAGAATTAAAAAAACAACAAGAACAAGCACAACGATCTAGTGCTTTACGAGGTAAAAAGAGGTAATATAGAGAAAATGTTTTAATTTTTATATCAAGTGGCTAATTATGATGTATCAATAAGAATAGCCATTGCTGGTGCAAAAGAATTAGATCGTGTCAATAAAAGAACAGAACAATTAAAAAAATCAATTAATGAAATAAATAAAAGAGCAACAGCTGGTACTGCGGGTACTCCCGTTGTTAGAAATTTTAAAATTTATCACGGGCAGTTACAGACGCTAGAGATGCTTTAGATGAAGCAGCTATTGGAACAAAAGAGTTTAATCAAGCAGTTAAAAATTTAATAACAGTAGAAAATAAATTTAATAGAGCTCAAAAAAATAAAAATAGGGCTTTAAAAGTTGAAGCAATAAGAAGAAAGGAAGGTTTAACATTACAACAGGCAAAAAATAAAATATTACAACAAGAACTTGAACTTGAAAATAAATTAGCTAATGCAAAAGCAAGAACAGCAATAAAAGAAAGAAACAGAAGATTTGGACAAACTGTATCTAGTGCAGCTATTGGTGGTGCATTTCCTTTGTTATTTGGACAAACAGGTGCAGCAGCTATTGGGGGTGGGCTTGGTGGTGCAGCAGGTGGTTTGATTGGTGGTCAATTTGGTTTTGCTCTATCTATAGTCGGTACGGCTGCAGGATCAGCTATTGAAAAAGTTGATAATTTTAATTTATCCGTTGCAAAATTAAACGGACAATTAAAAATTTTAGGTTTTGATTCTCAATTTACGGGAAGAGAAATAAATCAATTAGCAAATTCTTTAAAAATTACAAAAGAAGAAGCCTTTGAATTGGCAGGAGCTTTTAGTCGTTTTGGTAAAGAGAGAGGTAAATTGTTAGCTGAAACAATAGGTTCTGATACAAGTGCACTATTTGCAATAGCTAATGTTAAAGATCAATCTACTGCATTAGCAGCTATTGAAACAATTTCTAAAAATATTACTTTTGAAAAACAAGCAGAACTTATAGCCTCATTACAAACTAATACAGCTTCACAAATACAATTAAAATTACAAGAAATTTTATTGGAAGCAAAATTTGAAGAAAGAAAAGCCTTGATAGAAGAGATTGGAATTAGAGAAAGAATTTTTAAATTAGTTGCAAAAACAGCTTTATTCATTTCAGAAGGTAAGATGAGTGATATTGAATCACCTGAAGAGAGAGTTAAACGTCAACTGAAAGAATTAGAAGAAAGATTTGCTAAATTAAGATTACTTTTTGATGGTGTTATAGGTTCTATTCAATCCGTACAAATTGAAACTAATAATTTACAATTTTCCACAACAAAAACTTTAGAAGGGTTACAGCAAGAAATGAAAAAATTGATGAACCCAATGCAGCAAATAGTAAACTTATCAGATGTAATGGCAACTTCATTTGAAGAATCATTTAAAGGAATCATAAAAGGAACAATGTCTGTATCAGATGCGTTTAGAAATATGTTAAATCGTATTGCAGATCATTTCTTAGATACTGCTGCAAGAATGTTAGCTAATCAGTTTCAGCAAGGAATATTAGGTTTATTCAGTAATTTATTTAGTTTTAATGCTTTTAGTTCTGTTGGAGATCCAGCTTTAACAGGAGCATTTTCTGGGCCTGTAACTTCTGCTCCTTTTATAACAGAGGGTGTTTTTGACACACGATTTACTTCAAGTTTAGGTGGTGCTGGTTTTGCAAATGGTGGTAGACCTCCTGTTGGCAGAGCTTCGATTGTAGGAGAAAGAGGTGCTGAATTATTTGTTCCAGATAGAGCAGGTACTATTATTCCAAACCATGAATTAGGTGGCATGGGTGGTGTCACAAATAATATTGTAGTAAATGTAGATGCTTCTGGTTCTTCTGTTGAAGGAGATGAAGAACAAGGTAGAGAACTTGGTCGTATGATTTCAGTTGCTATACAATCAGAATTAATTAAACAAAAACGACCAGGAGGTATGCTCGCATAATGGCTACGTTTCCTTCAATAAAACCTACATACGGACAACAAAAAAGATCCGCACCAAATACTAGAACAATTCGTTTTGCTGATGGGTTTGAACATAGAATATTATTTGGATTAGCAGAGCATCAAAATCCAAAAGTTTATAATTTCACTTTTAACGTATCAGAGACAGAAGCAGATACTATAGAAACCTTCCTTGATGCCCGTGCAAACGATAGTGCCAGCTTTGATTTTGAAGCACCTGGAGAAACTGCTGCACAAAAATTTGTTTGCGAAACTTGGAATAAATCTATACCTTATAACAATAGAGCTACAATACAGGCAACATTTAGAGAAGTATTTGAACCATGAGTACTGCTCCGATTATTACTGATCTACAAAAGATCAATCCTTCAGCAATAATTGAATTATTTACACT